TATGGGAACACCCAGTACCAGATAGATCTTATATGGTAATAGTTGATACTGCTAAGGGGGATGGGTCAGATAGCTCCGGTATACAGATACTAGATATCTATAGCGGTGCACAAGCTGCAGAATATAAAGGTGATGCTGATACTGGCAACCTTTCTAAGATGGCAGTGGCTTTAGCCGTTAAATATAATGCTGCTTTACTAGTTGTTGAGAATACTGGTTTAGGTCATGCTACGATGAGCATGATATTGGAGCTGGGATACAACAACATTTACTATTCTCCTAAAGGTGATACATTGAATGTTAGTCAGTACATGACTCAATTCTACGAATACGATATTTCCAGAATGACTCCGGGCTTTACCACTTCTACGAAGACTAGGCCGGAAGTATTGTTAGCTATGAAGAACTACATCAGAGAGCATTCTATCCAAATCAGGTCTAAGAGAACTGTCAATGAGATGCAGACGTTCGTTTGGAAAAACGGGAAGGCGCAAGCGCAGACAGGATATAACGACGATTTGATCATGTCGTATTCGATAGGGCTTTATCTAAGAGATAGTGCTATCCAATACAGGTCACAGGGTATAGATATGCAGAGAGCAGTGTTAAACAGTATTTCAAAATCAACAACATTTTCACCGGTCAATAGATTAAACCAACCAAAACATAACCCTTACCAGATGGACATCAATGGACAGATGGAGGATATCACGTGGTTAATCTAATAATGACCATATTTATATATATTAAACAAGACACATGGCAATAGATAGGTCATTATTCCCAAGGCTCAAACGTTTATTCAGTACGGATGTCGTTATACGCAACGTCGGAGGTAAACAGCTACGCGTAATGGACGTGGAGCGAATCCAAAGTTTTGGACAACTCCAGACCAATTCCCTGGTAGACCGATTCACTCGTTTACATAAGTCTGGCCAGAGAATGCAGTTCAACCCTACGTTGAACTATCAGACTCTTAGGTTACAGCTATATTCAGATTACGAAGCCATGGATACCGATGGTATTGTATCAGCTGTACTAGACATCATTTGTGAAGAGTCAACTTTAAAAGGTGAAACTGATGAAGTTTTGACTGTTAGAAGCACAAACGAAAACATTCAACGTATCCTATACAACCTATTCTATGACGTGTTGAACATTGAGTTCAACTTGCCTATGTGGATTAGGTCGATGTGTAAATACGGAGACTTCTTCTTAAAACTAGATATAGCTGAGAAGTTTGGGGTGTATAGCGCCAGACCATTATCAGTATACGATATGATTCGTGAAGAGGGTCAAGACCCTAATAACCCATCTTATATCAGATTCATCTATGATCCTGTTGCTTTAGCTGGCGGTACAACCGCAACTAAGAACAAGGAATACTTCGAGAACTTTGAGATAGCACACTTTAGATTGCTTACGGATACAAACTATCTACCTTTCGGTAGATCATATATAGAACCGGCCCGTAAGTACTTCAAACAATACACATTAATGATGGACGCGATGTTGTTACATCGTATCATGCGTGCTCCTGAGAAGAGAATATTCTATATCAACGTAGGTAATATACCTCCTAACGAAGTTAACGCGTTTGTACAGCAAACAGTTAACGGTATGAAGAAAACCCCTTATATCGACCAGAATACAGGTGATTACAACCTTAAGTTCAATATGCAGAATATGCTTGAGGATTTCTATATTCCGGTTAGACCAGGAGATAACACAACCAAGATTGATACTGCAAAAGGATTAGAATATGCTGGTATTGAAGACGTTGAGTTCTTAAGAGACTTGATGTTGGCATCTTTAAAGGTACCTAAGTCGTTTCTGAACTACTCAGATGAATTAAACGGTAAATCAACCATAAGCGCCTTAGACGTTCGTTTCTCTAGAACGGTAGAGCGTATTCAAAGAATTATATTAAGTGAACTTGAAAAGATAGCCTTGATCCATTTATACGTTCAAGGATTCGAAGATGCTGATTTGGTTAACTTCAAATTAGGATTGAACAACCCTTCTATTATCTACGAGCAAGAAAAGATTGCTCTGATGAAAGAAAAGGTGGACCTAGCTGGTCAAATCATGGAGAAGAAACTATTCTCTACAGATTACATCGCTGATAAGATCTTCCAAATGAGCGAAGATCAAATTATGGAACAGAGGGATCTTGTTGCTGAAGATGCTAAGAGAACCTTTAGATACAACCAGATTGAAACTGAAGGTAATGATCCTACAGTATCAGGTGAGTCTTACGGTACTCCACATGACCTAGCTTCGATATATAAGAGCAATGCGAGTGGACCAGAAGATGTACCTAAAGGATATGATGAATTTAGCCAGGTTAAGAAGGATTTAGGAGGCAGACCTAAAGAGAAAGCATCAATCTATAAGACTGATGCATCTGCAACAGGAAGAGATCCGTTAGGTGTCAAAGGTATGAAAGACATGAAACCAGATAAATTGAGCTATAAAGATAAGCCTAGCGCGTATGCTTTAGAGGGAATGAAGACTGTTCTGGAAAAGAAAAAGAAGAAAATGGCCATTTTTGAACAAAAAAATCAAGAACCTGGTATTTTAGATGAGAAAAACATTATTGCAGAAGATATTTAATAATATTTATAGAAGACCAAGATCACATGAATTTAAAACATAATAAAATTCGCAACACCGGCATCTTATTTGAGCTATTAGTGCGTCAAATAACTACAGACACCTTGAATAACAGGGAATCTAAAGCTGTGGATATACTTAAGAAACACTATAATAATACTCAGGTAGCTAAGGCGAACGTTATTATTAACGCGGCCGTGGACGCTCATCGCAAGCTTAACATGTCGTTGTTGAAAAGTCAGAAGTATGCTTTAATATCTGATATTAAGGAAAACTATAATATAGAAGAATTCTTCAAAACCAATGTTGATAACTACAAAACGCTAGCTTCTATCTACATGTTGTTTGAAATGGATCGTTCTCAGGTCGTAGACCCTGAAAGAGAAGTGAAATATCGCTTCGCCATCATGGAGGACATCTGTGCTTCTGCAGTAAAAGAGGATAAAGATAGTCTTATCGAAGAGTATAATTCATTTGACAAAGGTACTAAAGCCTTGGTTTACAAGCTTTTAATACAGAAGTTTAATGAGAAGTATTCAAACTTTGACGATAATCAAAAGAACCTATTGAAAGAATACATCAGCAACATCTCCACATCAGAGAAGTTGAAAGATTATATGAATGAGGAGTTTGTTAAGGTGAGAACAGAATTGAATAAGTATTCTAGTAATCTTAAAGATGAAGTTAGGAAGGTTAAATTGGCTGAAGTTATGAACTTCATTGATGAGATACCTTCTAACAGATCTATCTGTGAGAAAGACATCCACAATTTATTATACTACTATGAGCTCATAAAAGAGTTTAAACAACTTGAAAGTAAATAATGGAACCTGAAAAGACAGAAAGGATCAGCCATAAAGACGATAAAGCACCCAGTACTAAAAAAGGTGCTTTTATAAATGCTCCTAAATCTTCTTACGAGTCTGGAAAAGTTCATGAGATATCTTTTAAAGCGATGGAACCAGATATTTCGAAAGCAACTGGTCTTCACCCTAGAAAATTGATAACAATATATAGAAAACTATCAGAACAGGAATATAACACGTTAAAAAAATCTAGAATATTCTTTAATATCGTTCCTTCTGATGTTTCTGAACATGAGATGGATGTGTATAATATCGAGGTTCCAAAAGAATTATACGGATCTAGAAAAGGCCCTTTGCATAGTTATTTTATCCATTCTTCAAAAGATCAGATAAACTCTATGTCTGCAGAGAATAAAGCTAAAGTGAAATTAGAATTAGTACCTCTAACTCAATTAGCTGAAAAAGGAATAGGTAGAACACAAATGAAAAATAACGATCTCAAATCGTATTTTACAGATGCTGAAAAAAATTTAAAAAAGAAGAAACAATCATCCCCTAAACCAGTTTCTACTGATAAAAAAGAGGATGATCCACACGCAGACGATAGAAAAAAAGCCTCACAATTCACAACTGATGACGCTGCAGATAGATTATTTAATAAGATAATATCAAGCTATAATAATTATAAAAACCCGAATTCTCCGAATTTCGGTAAAGCTGTAGCAAAAGAGATGTTCTTTGATGTTATGG